AAATATATCATTGAAAAATATCATGTGAGCGCAAATGCATTATATAGGCATAAAAGACACATGCAATTGCCGGGGGTAACACAGGCAGATGTCGAGGTGTTAGACAATGGAATCGAATCCACCTATGATCGGTTGTTGCATATGAAACAACAGTTGGACGCAATGGGTGCGGCGTTTAAGGCCAAGTTTGAGCTTGGCGAAGAAACCAACGATCTCAGGGTGATGAAGGCCGCACAATCATCCATCATTGAAATATATGATCAACTTAATAAGATATATGAGTTAGAGCTTAAGTATGCGCTTGCGATCAAGTCTCAACAGCAGCAAGAGATGGGCACTGTGCCTCCGGAGATTGAGGCGCTCATACAGAGGATCGCGGAGACCGCGGGCGAAGTAAGTGAGGATCATGATGACACGGCTTGAGGCGCACAAAATGTACAACAAAATCGTCCATATGCCGGACGACAAGGACAAGTCTATTGTGTTGCGCAGGCTCATACAGACCGATCCGTTTTTCCGGCTCAACTACGTCCTTAACATTGTACCGTCATATATCATCGACACCGATTGGGACTGGGCGCGGGCCTGGGAGGTTGAGCGCAACAAGTGGGGATATGTCGACCTGTGGGCGCGCGAGCACCACAAGACGACGCTCATCACTATCAATGGCACAATAGGCGAGATTCTCAACCATCCCAACCATTCGACCTGTGTTTTCTCTTACACTCGTCCGCTAGCGAAAAAGATGATCGCGCCGATAATTCAGGAGTTTGAAAATAACAATTTACTCAAAATGTTGTTCCCTGATATTCTCTGGGAGGATCCGCGGCGGCAGGCGCCGAAGTGGAGCGAGAATGAGGGGTATGTACTAAAGCGCAAGTATCATGCAAAGGAGCCAACGATATTGAGCTCAGGTCTTGTCGATGGTCAACCAACCGGTATGCACTTTACAGACCTGCGGTACGACGATGTCGAGACCGTGGAAAATGCGCGAAGCCCTGATTTGTTGGAGAAAACAGACGACGCGCTGCGGATGAGTTATAACCTGGGAGTTACAAGACAGACGCATCGATCATGGGTGGGCACCATATATACCTATAACGACATCTACACACGATTGATCAAGACAGGCACGGCAAAGCCGAGGATTTATCCGGCGACAAAAAATGGCAAAGAAGATGGCGAGCCGTGGTTATGGACAAGGGAGCAGCTAGCGCTAAAGATCAAGGATTATGGGCCTTACATATCTAGTTGTCAGCTATTTCTCAATCCAAGTGCGGACTCGGAGCAGGTAATCAGCCCCGATTGGTGGCGTACATGGAGAGCAGACAGATTTAATGGGTTAAACATTTATATTCTCGTTGACCCTGCGAGCGAGCAGAAAAAGACAAGCGATTATACTGCGATGACAGTAATCGGTCTTGGCGCGGACCGAAACTATTACGTCATCAGGCAGGTTCGGGATCGGCTCAACCTTCGGCAAAGGATAAACGTGCTTTTCTCCCTTGTGGATATGTATCATCCGATATCGGTCGGGTACGAAAAGTACGGGTTGCAGGCTGACATCGAGTACGCCAACGAACAGATGATGCTCCGCAATTTCAGGTTCAGTATTGTTCCGCTGGGGGGCGGCCTGGCAAAGAATGATAGAATTAGGAGATTATTCCCCGCGCTATCTGAGGGCAGATTTTACTTCCCCGAGAACCAACCGTATCAGCAGTACGACAAGACGACGGTCGATCTTACGAGCATATTTTACCATGACGAGTTTCTCGCGTTTCCATTCTCAGAGCATGATGATATGCTCGATTCATTGTCGAGGATCATGGACCCTGACCTTGCGGCGACGTTCCCGCAGGGCAACCCCATTGATCCGCTGGAGCTTGAAATGAAAGAAGAGACCTATGATTATCTATGGTCTGGGCTGAGGTAAGGAGGAGAATATGCCACTTAAAAAAGGCAGTTCTAAAAAGACGATCCAGCACAACATTCGTACCGAGGTAAGGGCAGGCAAGCCGGTCAAGCAAGCGGTGGCGATTGCGTATTCCGTGGCTGGGAAGTCGAGAAAGAAATCAAAGAAACACTGACTTGACAAACTTGCAAAGTCGCGTTACTAATCAGGTAGTGTTCTTTAGGTGGTGTGGTGCCGGCCTGGAGGACAGATGGAAATTACTGGTGATAAATCGGCTGAGGTTGGGATTGTTGATCAATTCTTGGCGGCGCCGCGAGAAATCAAAAACAAGATAATCTCCTCTATTGGCGCAAAAGACGATGATGACGCGATAACGCTCATCAATAGCGATACAAAAGCTTATAACATTGCAAAACAAATTCTCGAAAAGCAGGTCAAGCCGGGTGTATTGACTGGTGGCGGTGAGACTGCCCCAGAAGACGTTCTATATCCGAGGGCACAATGACCGCCGAAGACATAATCAAGAGGTTCAAGTTTCTTCAGGATGACCGCCGAAAGTGGGAGAGCGACTGGAAGGAAGCGGCCACGCTTGTCAATAGGGGCAGAATATGGCTTGAGGATTCCGACACTTCAGGCAAGCATCCGGAGAAGATATTCGACTCAACCGCTGTCGAGGCTCTCAATATATTCGCAGATGGACTTTTGGGACAGGCAATTTCACCCTCCGCAAAATTCTTCAAGCTAAAAATGCTCAAAGAGGACGCGAACAGGGTTCCATATGCTCAGGATTGGCTCGAGGGGGCTGAGGACGCAGTCTATTCGGCGCTCAATGCATCGAACTTCTATTCTTCAATTGGTGAGTTTCTAAGGGATGGCGCTTCGATAGGCACGGCGATAATGCTCCTTGAGGACGACGTGGAGACGGGCAAGATAACATTTACGACAAGACATCCAAAAGAGTGCTATATCGCTGAGAATAGATTTGGGCAAGTTGATACCATGTTCAGGCGTTTCAGGCCCACAGTGAGGGAGGTTGCCCAGACATTCAAAGAAAACAATCTACCGGATGAATTAAAGAGACTCGACAAAGAGAAGCCGTACGAAAGGGTAATAATTATTCACGCGGTGTTTCCCAGAGAAGACATTGTAGAACCAGGCACGTCTAAGGCAAAGAAGAAATATGCGTCTTATTACATATACGAAAAGACATCTGAAATAATTGCCGAGGGCGGGTATGATTCGTTCCCCTACATCGTATGGCGGTATATGAAAAATACAGATGAGGTTTACGGTAGAGGAATTGCGACCGAGAGTCTGCCTGAAATATTGAGGGCGAATCAGATGGCGAAGACCCTGATTGCTGCGGCAGAACTTCGGGTTAATCCGCCCATGGCGATTCCACAGGAGCTTAAGGGGAGGGAAAACCTCAACCCCAGGGGTAGGAATTACTACAACACAATGATGGGCAGGGTAGAACCTATTGAGATGGGGTCGAATCTTCCATATGGCTGGAATGAATTACAAATGCAGCAAAATGATATCAGAAAAAGATTCTACGCTGATTTCTTTTTATTGCTTGAAACTATGTCACAGAAGAATATGACTGCTACTGAAGTAATGGAGCTCCAGGCGGAAAAGGCCGCAATTCTTGGGGCGATGACGGGTAGGCTGAACACTGAGTGTTTGACACCGCTCATCGACAGGGTGTTTCAGATTGAGAGAAAGAAGGGGAATATACCTGATCCTCCGCCAGGATTAAGTGGTTATGCTGACATAGAATTTCTCGGCCCGCTTGCGCAGGCACAGAGAAGGTTTGGAATCGACCAAGGGATCGGTATGACGACTTCCTTGCTGAATACCTTAATTGACATTGAGGCAAAGGCAGCACAAAGCAATGTGATTGATAATTTTGATCTTGATGAATTGGCTTATCAGGGGGCGCAAGTATTTGGATGCCCACAGAAGGTAATCCGCGAAGAGCCGGAGATAAAAGAAATCAGGAAGATGAAAGCTCAGGCGATCGCTGCGGCCCAGCAACAGCAAATGTTAATGCAGCAAGAACAAATACTGGCCCAGAACGCCGACAAGCTCAATAAGCCGGTGCAGCCTGATTCTATGATTGAAAG